ATAGATTAAATTAAAATATAAACCTTTTTTAATTTAATTATACAAATGGATTTTTATATGTATAAATCTGTCTGTCCTGGATATTTGTATGGAAATCATGTAGATATTAGACACGTTATTGTGCCTCAAAATACAGAAGAATATAAAGTAACGGAAATGGCTGAAAAAAAAGCAAATAATGCATCGGGCTCAAGTAATTGTAAAGTTCAATTATTACAAAAATATTTAATGTCCATAGAAGCCAAAAAAAGTTATATGGGTTTAACCAGTTTACAGTTTGATGGACATACTATCGTTACGCAAGAGGAACAGGAACAAGGCGTGAGTGGGCGTTAAACACATAATCCTTTCCTTCTATGGTCGGATATATGTTTTCTTGATGATTTGTGTCCGCATTTTTCACAAGTAACCTTTTCTTTCGCCTTTTCTGCATTTTTTACTCTATATTCGGCTCTTATTTTTTTTCCTTCTTCGCTTTGATTATAAGCTGCTTCTCTATTTTTAACATGTTCTGTATTATTTTTTCTATATAATTTACATTTGTCGGCATTCGACATATCATTTTTTGCGGGAATAGAATTCATAGTTCCCATAGCATTTATATAATCTTGTTCTAATTGTCTGGCTGCTTCTTTTGTATCAACTGTACAAAGTGTTTTATGTCCGTTATTTATTTTTTTATACGCTTCTTCTCTATTATATTTATTTCTAATATAATTATAAAATTTACACGGATAATGTTTTGAGTTTGGGTTAAAACAACGAGTGCGATGGTCTTTTAAACGTCGTTTCATATCGTTAGTAGAACCAACATAAGCTTGTCCATCGATATCGATGGCATATACGTGAAATTTCTTCGGCATATTTATATAATAATAATTAATATAATATTTAAATCAATTTTATATTAATATTTTAAGACCATTATAAGTTAAAGGGAAACCGATTACATTCGGGGGAAACCAACCAAATTTGCTCCGATACCGAAGCCGGCCCCACTTCTAGCGCTTGCAGCCATACTTGGGATATATGTATCTAAAATACTGAAAGTCGCCGCAGCCGTTAAGGCAATCAACATAACTTCATCGATGTTCAAAGATTTCTTAGGAATTGCGTAAGCCGCAATCGCGACCATAATACCTTCAACGAGATATTTTACTGCCCGACGAACTAATTCGCCGAAATCAACCATATCACCTAGTCCAGACATATTATACTAATTAATTAGAAAAAAATAATTAGGCTAAAAATAACTTAAATATTAAAAAATATAATAAAGTATATCAATGAGTTCAATGGCGTTCGAACGACACAAATTATCCAATGGAACGGATAATCCTAAATATATTGATTTATTAGATGAAGATAAACCGATTTCGGGACAAAAATTTGCGTGCATTTCATTTGTTTCACCAGAAAATATCCTTGAAGATAAAAATCGATTCTATTTTCAAGAGTTCCTAAAATATTTTGATTTTTCTAAATCCATTGAAAAATATCACCAGTTTTTAAATTTTCTGGGATTTAAATATAATCTTCAATTTAATGATTTAGTTTCTGATTTTGAAGAATTTTTAAAAAGCGAAAAGGATACTTTTGATAGTGATAAATTAAGAAATGATTTTAAAACATTCATAGATAATAACGAGCAAAAATTACAAGAAGATTTCGATAACGTACATGCATTTCAAACAAATACTAGAGGTTTAAAAATTAGAGGAGTATATGCTACTCAAGGAGAAGCAGAATTAAGATGTAAATTGTTAAGGGAAGTAGACCCAAATCATAATGTATATGTTGGTCCAATTGGTATGTGGATGCCTTGGGATCCAGAAGCATATAAAACTGGTCGCGTCGAATATATGGAAGAAGAATTAAATCAATTAATGAGTGAAAAAAATAAAAATGAACAAAAAGCGAAACAAGAATTCGAAAAAAGAGTATTGGAAACAAAACGAAAAGCTATTGAAGAAAATATAAGATTAGCAAAAGAACATGATAATAAATTAACGCAAAATATTGACAAAGAAGGAAATCTATATGGAGTAAATAATACAATTGAAAACGCTTTAACGGGTGAAAATGTAAGTAGCGCAGATATTAAAAAGGAATTATTTGAAGGTGATAATATTATAACATCAAAAAACAACGATCAACCAAAACTGAAAGCTCTTTTACCAGATGATAAAGATACAAAATAAAATTGATTAAAAAAATGTCATAATTAATTATATAATACTTAATTATGGAACCTAACATGGATAAATATATCGTAATATCCAAAACTAAAAAAAAGAAGAAGAAAAATAGATGTTATCATAAAGATTGTAACAAAAAATTGAAAATAAGCGATATGCCTTGTGCCAGTTGTAAAAAAATACATTGTGCCTTGCATCGTGTAAAAATACAACATGAATGCCTCATTATAGAAATTGTTAATAAGGAGGAATTTATTGAAAAGCATGGTTTAGGTGGAGGAAAATTCAAACAGATTGAAAGCATTTAATTATTTAACCACTTTAATAATACTATATCATCATATACAATTAACCCTATAATGCCGTAATATCCTGTCATAATTAAATTTATATTTTTAATATTATAGAAAAAATATATAATATGTATTGTCCAATTTAAAGTACAACAAATAGAATATACCATAAAGGCGTTTTTTTTTAATTCTTTGTACTGAAATTCCCATACAAGAAATCTCATACCCAAACATTTATTAACATTATAACTATAACAGGATAATATACCATATACTAACATTAAATTTGCTATATTATTTGGATTTTTCCAATCTAAAAAAGCTACTATAAATGTCAAAAATGTTGTTACATAATGATGTATTTTGGTAGTAGATGACATATTCATATCTTTAATTAAAGAAACTGTATCACCCGAAGTATATAAAAAGGTTAAAAAATGTATACATTTTGTAAGATTGCATATATTAAATATTATATTAAATATTATCAAAGGTATAATAGGGATTGTTGCCACACTTATGTATTTTAAAATATGTGATTTCATAACGTTTTTAATTATGTAGTTTTTTCTTTTTCTATCATATTGTTTATATTTATCGTATTTTACAAATAAATAAAAATCAACGATAGGATAAGACATATAAATTATTGATAAAGTTGTAAATAAATACCACAAAGAGTGCATTATAATAATTAACATTCAATATTTAAATGGATTATTTAAATGGATTATTAAAATACATAAATTCATGATTAGTGATCATAATTTTTAACGAAAGTAATAATACACCCATTCGTGAAACTAAAAACACCTAAAACAATAATTATCTTAATAAGGTCAAGCGTTTTTGGCCATTTTATTAAAAATCCTTCTTTTCCAGAATTTCTTCCTATATTATAATGTAACATTGCTTCTATAAAAAATACTATGAACGTTATTATTCCTACTAATATTGTATGATGCATATATATATTAACAAAATATAATAAAGAGTTTTTTACATTTATAATAATGGCAGATTGGTTATTAACCACACACGGGATGGCTTTTTTTCCAATAGGTGTTTTTTTATGGAGTTGGAAACAAAGGAAAGACGCAGCTTCCATTTTTATGTTAATTAAATTTTTATATTGTGTAACTTATTCATTATTATATCATTCACACAGGAGTTTAGGTGATAATAAATTTACTACAGAGACGGATTATGATAATTGGGCTTTCTTGGATGGATATGCGTCTGCTTCTTTAATTTTTACAACCGTTCTATATGGTTTGAGAGTTAGAGAACCACAATTTTATATCACCAGTTTTGCTGTAGAAAATTTGATTTTAGTATTTTATTTATGGCAGAATATTTTTTCAAATATTCTTGTAACAACTTGGTATTTAACAGTTTGTAGCATTATTGTTATAATATTTAAATGGAAAACGGCGTGGAGATATTTATTAAAATTCAAATGTTTGTCTTTTTTAACTATTTCTTGTGGTATTACCGCAACAAGTATGTTTATAGTAGCTTCAAATAATTGGCATCATGAAAGATTATATATAAAATACCATTCTTTATGGCATTGCTTTATTTTTTCTACTGCGGGATTTGCTGGTTTATTGAGATATAATTTGGATGAAGAATTGTATCCAATTAGGAACAGAAGAAACCAATTGGATTCTATATAGTTGGTATAAATTCCCAATTTAACTCTTTACATATTTTTTTCCAAATCTCATCTTGTTCTATGCGTTTAACGGGGTCTTTTAACATTGGAAAATATGGTAAAAATATATTTTCTCCAAGTAATTCGCACATTTTGTATAAAACATAATAATAATTTAAAAAATTAACTCTATCGTCAGGACAATGGTTCGAATATGGTTTCTGTATTTCCATAAATAAATTACATAATGTATCTTCCAATTCAGGACTCATTACAGGCGGTTTAATACCCAATTTATCTTTAATAAAAGGTATGTGTTCATAATACTTATTATAACCTAATTTTTTTAATATATCTTTCGCTTTTTTATTGGTTATTTGTTTTAATGATATTCTTTCTTTTTTTATTTGTAGTTTAATATTATTTAAAACTTCTATCGGTATTTGTGTAGTTTCTTTAGCTTGAAATTGCGCAAGTATTTCTCTAAAATGATTTATTCTTTTATACGCATAAAAACACACTTCTTTAGGAGGTTCTTTATATGAAGGTTTTTCATGCTCTATTAAATATTGTAAATGTTGACCACATTTATTACATATTATTAAACCTTCTGATTCTACAGGGACCAACTCTCCAGAACAATTTTCACATTTTTCATAATCTATTACGTAATTATTAATATCTATAAAACTTTCATCAATATTTGTCAAATATTTATTAATATTTGTTGTTTCTTTATTATCAGTTTTAATTTTATTATTCGCCGTTTTATTAAAAAAATTATTTAATACTGTTGTTTTTTTCGAGTCCCCCTTTGAAATATTCTTTTTTCTTTCAAAATATTCAAATATATAATCAGAGTTTGCTAATAAATACTCTTTTTTCATTGTTTTCAATATTTTTATTTTCCTTTTGATTTCATTTATTTTATCCTTTATTTCCAATTTTTCGCCTATGTCTTTTTTCTTTTTCACTTGTTTCTTTAATTCCTTTTTTTCTTTTTTTAAACGTGGTAATATGTTGTTGCTAATATCTAAAAATTCTTTCATCTTTTCATTATGTTTGCTGTCCAAAGTAACTATAGATTTCTTATTTACTATGATTTTTTTACTGGCCTTGGGTTTAAAATTGGGCATGATGTACATAAAACATTTATGTTATTTTTAATTATTAATTTTCTTATTTAAAATAAAATGAGTGATATTAAAATAGATGACTCATATAATAAAAATAATATAACGATTGATAAACTCACATTCAGAAAAATGAATTTTATTTACAACGCTTTAGAAAAGGGATGGAGTGTTACTAAAAAAAAAGAGTTGTATATTTTTAAAAAAAGCCATGAAGGAAAAAAAGAAGTATATCTCGATGATTATTTAACACGATTCATGCAGGACAATTTCGATATGTCATTAATCAGTTAATATATAACTTTCTATTTAATTAATTAATTAATTAATCAATTAACAAAAATTTTTTTTTCTTTAGCAATATTATAAAATGGGTGGCGGTTTAATGCAACTAGTAGCTTATGGTGCACAAGATGTGTATCTTACGGGTAATCCCCAGATCACTTTCTGGAAAGTGACCTACAGAAGACACACTAACTTCGCAATGGAATCTATCGAACAAACTTTCAACGGTCAAGCTGATTTCGGCCGACGTGTTCAATGTACTGTTTCCAGAAATGGAGACCTCGCATACCGAACATATTTACAGGTAACTCTCCCTGAAATTAACCAAGATGATAATGCATCTGGTAATGTTTATGCCAGATGGTTGGATTGCCCCGGCGAACAACTTATCTCTATGGTGGAAGTCGAAATTGGTGGTCAAAGAATCGACCGTCAATATGGTGATTTCATGCACATCTGGAATCAATTGACTCTCACTTCTGAACAAGAAGATGGTTACAACAAAATGATCGGTAACACCACGCAACTTACCTTCTTGACTGATCCAACTTTCGCTGATGTTGCTACTGCTTGTGGTGCCGCTGCTGTCCCCGAAGCGGTCTGTGCCCCAAGAAACGCACTCCCAGAAACGACGCTTTATGTCCCTCTTCAATTCTGGTTCTGCAGAAACCCGGGCCTTGCTTTGCCTTTGATTGCTTTGCAATACCACG